CCATCTGGTCTTGCATGATGCCCTGGCCAGCGCCCCATAAGCTCTGCAGGTAAGGCAGCTGGTCCTTATTTATAAAGGTACTGCTCTGTGATTGATTAGAGCTACTGCCGCCTAGTAACGATCCAAGTCCCATTTCTTTACCCTCTGTGATTTAGTAGCTCAGACACTCTGAAGCACTGAAAATTGCCTGATTGTATATTAAACGTACTGTTATCCAGGTCCGCGTTTGCCCATACGGAAAACACATCTCCGGCCTGTGCTTCCACCATGCCGCAAAAAATCATCCAGATCTGATCCGACTGGTTGCTAGTATCCCACGTACCATAAATAATTGTTGGATCATCATTTTTGTGCAATGTCAAGTTATAGACCCTGCCTGAATCAATTTCAACATTGATCTGGCACAATAGCTCGTAAACACCATCCTCTTCTGGCACAAGCACTGAACCATCTGGCACAGTGCCAGTATCAGTGCTGGTGATAACCCTGCTTGGCCTTGCAGGGTAAGATGTTTCCCAGTCAGTAATGGCTGTTGGTGTTGTGCCTACAGTATCTGTAATAGGCGTATCTATAGTCAGGCCACCATACGCTGCCTGCACTGTTGTTGCCCTGATAGCTGTGGCTATCCGCCCTAGCTCATCCTCCAGAAAGCGCTCTAACTGTGTTATATCGCCACCACGTGGCACTGGGTTCGCTGAATACGGATAAGTAGGCATTAGAATCTGCCCCTGGGTGCAAGCTCAACATCAAAGCCAAGCAATGCAAATATATAGCTGGTATCCCCTGCCACCTGAAATTGAAAGGACAAATAGCGCCCTGTGGCAAACAATGATACGAAGTCATTCTCTTCTGTTGGTGTTAGTGTAGACGGCTTATAGTCCACCCATTCAGACCACTCAATCGCTCTGTCTGGTGTATGTGAGCCACCTGCCCTTATCTTAATGGTTAGGTTTTCTTTTGTGCTTGTGGTGCGTGGCCAGACGCGCATAACCGTCTTAACCTGTTCGGGCACGCCAAAGTCAATGTACGTCTTTTCCATATGCCCATCTATTGCGGACCCATCTTCGAACTCTGTATTATCAAAGCGGAATATGTTGTCTTTAGATTCCTGCAGCATAACAATACCATCATCAGCTGCCTGAAATTCTGTTTGACCCCAAACGCGAGTCATTACTTCCCAGCTATCCGTCTGTGCATCCCATGAATCATCTGGATCAAAATACGCTACAGTGCCAGCAGTCATATAGGGCGTAGCGCCTATCTCCCGTAAGCTCACCTGGTCGCGTGCATAATCCCATGCCACAGCCATATTTGGATATATGTTATCAGTTTCTGGATAACAGAAATAAACCTCATTGTGCGATCTGTTTTCCACAACAAAGCTGTTTTTGTAATTTTCTGAACTAATTTGCTCAAACAAATTACGTTTAAGCCTCCTATCTATAATGCTGGTAACATTCTGCCCATCTGTTCTTAAAATATCGCCATCACTAAAGAAAGCGTGTTGACCTTCAATATCTACAATACAATTCCTCGCTAAAACGCCATTATTGCTTAAAAACTTTTCATATGAAAACACAAACGTGCCACCAATATAGTTAGCGCGGTATACGCTGTGGTCCTTATACAGTAGGAATTGCCCCCGTAATTTAGCGCCATCAATAACAGCGCCCCGCGTTGCTGCAAGTATGTTATCTCCAGCATCATTAGCTGCTGTTGGTGTCCATGAATCAGGCATTAAGCCTGGTGCTGCTGCACTGCTGTTGTATATCTGGTCAGGATATTCCACAGTATCCACTGTTATGTGCATGGCTATAAGGTGATACTTATATGACCTTATAGCTTTGCACAAAGTATCAGCTGGCCAGCCTGGTAATGTCTGACACACTGTTGGCGTAGCAAAGTCCAGGTCCCAAAAAAAAGGCGGCATCACGCCATTGTTCATGAAGGGCATACCATTAAGCAGGCCACCAGTCCATGCGTCTGGATCTGGATTCCATACATAACCAGATGGTGTTATATCCTTCCAAACTGCAGTGTCTGTTACAAATATGCCATCTGGCTGTGCTGTGATCCAATAGTTACTACCCGCAGTCTGCCTGGCGTTAATAGTCCATATGGGCGTATCACTGGTATCTGCAAATAGCTTATCCCATCCAGCAACCCGCACTGCAAAGCCATCACGAAAAGTAAAGTTTAGTCCACTGCTCCACTCTTCCATTGATAATTCAGCTGGCGGCACGTCCAGGTTAACAGACGTTGGCCTTACCTTTATAAGCTGGTGCGCCACTGTCTTATGGGGCCTCTATTTGGACAACTGGATATATCCACCACGTGTCTGAATTTTCATGAAAAATGATTTTAAACATCTGATAACGGCTGTCAGTGTTAGTATAAATATAAGGCGATACCGCGCCATTTATCTGCTTTGTCCCGGCATCAAACGTTATTGTATACCCGCCGTTTGCTCGCATATAAATGGTACTGTGTGCAGCGTGCTGCCGCGCATTGTCAGGCAGTGTAAACGTAACAGAGTTATTGCCTGGTATGTTGTAAGTCATTACTTCAGGCAATGCAGGCGCGTTGGTGTAGTTTGGATCTATGGTTGTTATATCGCCCAGGATAATCCGCTGGCCTGCTACACGCTTTTTATCACTAATTAGCTGACCATCACCAAAACCCGTAAGGCCCCAGGCATTATCAAACGATATGGGGCCATACTGCGCACCCGTATCTTGCAATTCCAGAAAGTTTTCACCCTGCCGGGATCCTGCCATATTGGCAAATCTTAACGGACCGTTATATTCTCCATTATGACGGAGCATAGGCCTAAACGTGCGCACACGCACGCCATCTAAAACCATAGGGCCAATGCTTGATTCGTCTGCATCAGCGCCTGCCCTGCCAAACTCAAACAGATACCCAGCAGCTGCAGCTGCCATTGAAAATGTGCCGCCCTTAAATGCCATGCCCCGTGTGTGTGTGCCTGTTATATCCAGGCCACAGCTATCAGAAAATTGCATACCGTTAACGGATGCGTTTTCCATAAAGAAATTATCAAACAAAATAGACTCAACACCTTTCCTAAAGCGCCCTGCAGTCTGTGATCCTGTAGCCTGGCAGTTAAGCATATTAACAGAGCCTGTTTCCTCGCCTGGTCCTGGATAAGCTGAGCCAAAATCCCATGCTACTTCCCAGTCGCCTACAATAGATACCCTGTCAAAGCTAGTCAGACCACCACCCACTGACACGGGTTCATATAAAATGCCGCTACCAGATGCTGAGCCTTGTGAATCTATCCTTAAGCCAACAAAAGACACCAGAAAGCTATCACGTAACCATAAGCCATGCCCTGTGCCCTTGTTAATGATGTTCATTCGGTGTAGTGCTGCATTCTCACCCTCCAGGCCCCATATCCTTACAGCTGCACCATCAGTCGTAACACTTACATCAAAGTCATAACACTTAATGCCCCTGCAGGCATTGGCTGTTGCCGTCTCGTTATTATCGTTTAGGTCCAGCGCATGGCCTGTAGTATTGAGAAAGTTAAGCGTAGTGCCGCCCGTCTTATCCTGGTTTGCTGTTGCGCCATCACCACTGCCCCATCCACGTATAGTAAACCGCCCTGTTCGCTGCGTATCCTGGTTATAGCCAGTATTGCCTATAAAATAATATCCATACACAGTGCTAGATACATCAACCATCCCTGAGGGTAAAATAACGTCCCGGTCGCTGCCTTCTAGCATCCAGCTGGCTACGTTAATGGCATTTTGAAGTGCAGCCCGGTTATCTGCTGCAGCCGCACTAGGGCTCATTCCATAGCGGCGTGTATCTGCAGGCCGATAGCCTTGTGCAACAATGTCTGCTTCTACCAGGCCTGCATTTGTCTCTGCAGTGGTTATAGGCTCTATTGCACTGTTAAAGCCTGCTGCATCAGCGCTTACCGCACCGTCTACAGCTGGAAAAGACTGCTGCACATCTGATTTTAATGTACGTATCTGATCATCACCCTGGCTTACTGGATCAGTGCTTAGGGGTGTTGTGGGAGTTATATCTGTAATATATGCCATTAGTTTGCACTCATTGTTGGGGCCTCACCAAAGCGTGTAGCTGCTGCTTCAGCATTGGTAATTGCTAGGTCCTGCTCGTACTTGGCCTGGTAGCCTGCTGCAAGCTCTGAATCCTGCGTATAGAACGCGGCCTCAATCAAGCTGGCATACAAGTACAGGTACGGATATTTGTCCAGGATGCCATTTGTCGGTGTTGTCGCTAATGGCTCAACACCTTGCCAGAACAGCAAATTAAAGTCTGCACTGTCACGTGCTGGTAATATCTCTATAGCTGCACCTTGTAAACTATAGACCTGTGGCTCACCAGCCAGTCCACGATAACGTGAGAGCGTGTGTCTGCCAGTGCTGCTCAGTGTCCAGGACCTAACACCTGGAAAGTACCATAACTCTCGCATACCCAAGAAACGTGCAGGCAGCTGAGCTATACCATTTATGGTATTGAGCACTGCTTCCGTCTGCATCTCCGGCACACGTAAGTCACGATTGATACGGGCTTCAGCTAGCTCAATAAATGAAGGTATCACTGCATCCAGATCATTCCTGTGGATATAGCTGGCGATCTGTGCCTGTAGCTCTGTGTAATTCATATTGGCGATAAACCCGGCCAGCTAGCCCAATAGCCAGTGCCTGTTGTGATAAAGCAGTTACCTGCAGAGCCTGCAGTGCCAGAATTGTTGATGTAAGAGCCTGTGCCCTCGTTTATTTTCCAAAAATACTCAGGCGCTGTTGAAGTGTCTGACGTTGTCTGCCATATTTTTACATTAGCTATAACACCAGGCCAGCGGCCATCAAAGTTATTTACGCCGCCTATCTCAATATCCTTTAATGTCGCATCAGCACCTACAGTAAATGTCCCTATCAGCTCACCGTTTTTATACAGACGCTGCTCAGCTGCACTGCCTGCAGCGCCGTCCCATTCCATGCGCCATAAATCTAGCTCTAGCTCTTGCGAGCCATTAGCTACACCGCCCCATGACGCGCTACGCCTTCCAGAAATCTGGTTCGTTGCACTGGACCTGTACACACTGTTTATATTGCCTGCGCTTATTAATTGCTGAGTGTTGCCTGTATCTACAGCGGAATAACCGTATGCTTCCCAAGCGCCTGGGCCGTCCGTATCTGATATACCCGTTAAGATGCGGCTTGTTGTGCCATCAAAAACAAACACAGGCCTGCCAGATAATGGGCCTGACAACCTCTTAGGTACTATCCATTGTTGGTTGCCCTGGGTTGGTGTTCTGCCCTGCATGATACGCTGGCCATGCCTCAGGATTGCCATTTAAATGCCCCGTACTTTGTATTTGCGTCCTGCTTGTGTTGACTCCCAGTCCTTCCACCACTTTTTCCGCTGTGGCATAGGTAAATCATCAAGCTTGTGGTGCTTTTCCAGATCAGCTAACAACCAGGCTGGCATATGAAATGCAACGTTGCCACCTTCGGGGTTTTTACCCGCAGAAATGTCATTGCGCATCTGCTCTGCCTGCCTGGCTATTAGATCATCATCAATACCTTTAAACTCACGGCGCATAACGCCATCTTCTGTAGAAAAGCGTTCCCATCCTGAGCCATCCAAGACAGGGACCCATGCACCGTGAGCTGTAGGCATTACGCTACAACCGCATCAGTCTGACTGATACCCATAACGCCGCCGATTGCTTCCCAGTTATCTACCTGCAGCGTGTAGTCGCACAACATCTCGCGATTATCTGCCATTGATGTTTCGGTCGCTAAAGGTTTGACCTGGTAGCCTGTAAGGAATGACTGCTTAAGCACTGAAGTATCCAGTACAAAGCACGTGCTGTCATTTGTGTCTACCAATGGCTGTAAGCGATTGCTTACCATTGTGTAGACACCAAACGGGCCAACAATAACATTTGCTGCACTAACCATTGTGCGAGAGCCTGAGCCATCACCACCCTGGTTTGTGATTGTTGCCCCTGGGAAGGTAGCATCAAATGCAAAATCGTTAAGTAGCTCATGCACTGCAGGCGTGTTCATGATCTTCACATTAGCGGCATCAGAGCCGTTTTTGTAAATGCTCGAACAAACACTGAGTACATCAGCATAAGATAGCGCTACTGGTGTTGCTGTTGGCGTTGCTGCTGCAACCAGGCTATCGCCTACGGTTACATCCCAGCCACCAATGGTTGCGCCATTAAGCACCACGTTTTCAGTTACGCCCAGGCCATCTACTGTGGTGTTACATATCCAGGCGTTAAGGCCTGCTGATACACCTGCTACAGTATCGCCATCATCAACAACGGAAGCGTTGTTAGACAGCATTGCTGCCTCGTTATCCCTGCGCATTTCGTTTCCGCGCCTGGATATCTGATACGCCATCTGGTTCTGTTGTGCTGGTACTGAGCTATTTTGACCACGCCGTGAAAGGCGTAAAGTCTTGGTCTTTTGCTCTGAGTGATTGCCTACACGCCGTCCGATTTTACTCTGGTTGGCTTGTGCAGTCGTATCACCATCAATACGCTGGCCTGTAGTAACAGGATCCGATAGTCGGTCCATGCTCCAGGAATGATACTCGTTATCGTGTGAGCCTTTACCGATTGCGCTGGTTAGCGGCAATGGAATATCTGATATATCAAATATAGCTTGTACAAATGATTCGTTAATAAGACCGTTAAGATTAACGGCTGCTAGGTTTGCGCCTGATAGATTGTCTGACATGATTTACCCTTGTGCTCTTAGCACGTCGCCTAATGCCGTCCGTATATCTTTTTTACCGGATTTAGCATCGGCTACAATAGTTGATAAGTTATCGCGAGACTTCACGGGTGCTCGTTTGGGCTTTTGACCTTTAGGTGGCTGCTTAGCCGCCTTCACTGACTTTAGGGCTGCATCACGAATAATCCTAACCACCTTGTGGCTTCGTATACCGTTCAACTCACCTTCACTCATACCGTACTTAGCTGCAAACTCGCCCATCAATTTATGATCTGCTTCACGCTGGATCTTATCAGCCCATTCCGGTGTGGTCGCAAGCAATGCACGTGTTTCTCTGTCGTGCTCTGCCTGGCGATACGCCGTATAGTTCTGTTGCTCTTCTGGCGTGAACCGGGATAAATCAATAACTTCAGCTATTGCTTCAATCTCGGCCTGTTTACTGCTAATTTCAGTGTCAAATTTGACCCTTCGGTCGCTCAATTCGTCTTGCTTCTGTGTTAGTTCAGTAGCGTCCTGGTATTGGTCTTTTAATGCCCCCAGGCTCATCTCTGTGCCGTCTGGCATACTAATACCAATATCATATAGCTCTGAAACTTCAACATCTAACTTCTCAGCCAGTGCTTTGATGGTTTTGGGCGTTTCTACCGTCTCCGGCACGTCCGCATCATCTGCTGCTTTGGTGTCAGGCTCAGCTGCCTGGGTTTCCGTCTCCGGATCTGCTTCTACTTCTGTTGGTGCCTTCTCAGGCTCCGAAGTACCTAACATGGCTTTAGCCAGGTCTGTTAGTTCAGGTTCAGATGTCTCCACCACTTTTGCCTCAACCGTTTCCATACATTACTCCTGTAAATTGTCGATTGCAATAGTTAACTGCTGCCAGCACAAGTCAATGACCTGCAGCTGTCTGTATAACTCACCGTCTGAATCACCATCGGTAGCGAACCTACGGCATAACTCAGCTTTCACCTGAGCCGGTACGTTTATCTCTGCTAGCATCGTTTTGCATTGTGCTTTGGTGTATTGACGCGACAATTTCTGCCTCCTTTATCTCGGCATCCTGGGCTAGCTTAAGCCGGTCTGTTTCATTGTCGAATAGATCATCTGCAATATCTGCTTCTACTTTCACCCGGTCAATCTGCACCTTCTGTGCTTCCAGCTGGAAAGCCTGCTGCTCCATTTGTATCTGCATCTGCTGCATCTGCATCTGCATCTGGCTCTGTTGGGCCTGGTTCTGCTGCATCTGCATCATTGCCTGCTGCCCTTGCGGGCTGTCAGGATCTGTAAAGTATTTATCACTGCCCTGCACATCGGCTGCAATGTTACGGTCCGATATAAGATTGTGTAGGTTGTTCGGGCTTACCAATGGGCTGCCAGCCTGCATTAACTGCATCATCAGCTGCAGATTATAGTCCAGGTTAGCCACTTTCCTGTGTCGCTCGCCTGGGCTCATGCCTGCCTTGATAGTCATGGCTGAACGTGCTGGCCATTGACTTGGATCCTGGGCAGTCCAGTTACCAGACTTATTGAGCATTATGGGCTGGTCCCAATATGTCCGCAGCGTGGCGTGTATTAGCGCATACAGACTACGGAACAGTGTCTCGCCCAATGTCCTGCTCATAAGTGCTGATAGCATCTCCAGGTTGGACAGCTGCCGGTCTGCACTCATGGCCGTGACATTAGCTTTTACAAGCTCACCTTCCGCACCCTGCAGATCAAGTGCTGACCCTGCTGCTTCAGTCCGGCGCTGGTCCCAATAGGTTAGCAATGACCCCAGGCTCGCACCCTGGTCTATACCAGCCACTGGATTTAATGACCCAGGCGCTTTGGTTCGTACAATGCCGCCTGGACGTACATTAAGTGCATCATCCATATTGACCTGGCCTTCTACTGCCTCATAGCGACTGTTATTGACAATATTGCTATTGTCTAACCACTGTCGCAACGTGAATGACTTGTTAAGCACAAGCTCTTTTAACTTATCGTATAAGCTAAGGCCTGACCATCTGTTAGGCACTATAAAGGCTGTACCTGTTGCAAAAGGAATGAACTCCACTGGCTCTTCAAGCAATATGGTCTGTACTGACTCACTATCCACTGCTACCAGGTAGCGCATCTGCGTTGCTTTGCCATTGCCTGTTAGGTCTATCTTAACGTAGCAGTCGATAACTTCTATTTTATCCTGATCTTCAGTCGGTGAGTCTGCAAAATCTGTTATCTCACCAACCTGCTTGGCTATCAAGTCAGACTGCCAGGCTCCAGTGCCTGCAGTGCCTAGATTCTCTAGCTTTTCAGGCTCAATGCCCATTCCTATCAGGTCGGAGCGCGTAAGCTGGCCTTTACGCTCACCGCAAAAGCTCACGCCCTGGATGTCTTGCTCGTTGTGGTTACTGTCAATCAGAAAGCGTGCTGTCTCAACCGCCTCAATCTCAAAGGTACGGCCATTCTCACCCTCTTCAACCCATACCTTGATGATGCCATTCTTGAACAACAAGGCAGACTTAAGCGCGGTATACATCTGCGTCCAGCCAGCGTTGCTTTGCATGAACATCTGGTTACAGGCCATTGTTTCTGCGTCTGCCTGATCTTCGTCTCCAATGCCCATAGGCGTAAATTCAACAATACAATCAGAGCTAAAGGCGGGCATGATCTGGGCCAGCACCGCCTCCACACTATCAGCCAGGTCTGTAGCCATTGCTGAGCTAAAGCCATCCTTAGATGGTAGCACCTGGTCTGGATACTGCATCAGGTACATCTGCCAGGCTTTTGTACGATTCTCAACCAGGTCTGTTTCATCAAAGCTAACAGCGTTATTTATCCAGGTCTGCAATACAGACTGTAGCTCATCCTCGGTATAGGGTGCTTGTGTTGTGGTGCTCATCTAATGCCTGCCTCGTTATACTGTAATGGTTCGGACCATTGGTTGCCTGTGCTGTGCTCCATTAGTGCAAAGTAGCGTACAGCATCAGCGTAATGGCTCTCCCATGTATGTGCTGGTGTTTTATTGAACACCTGGTTTTCATCATTCCATGTGCTTCTATACGTCTTTAGTGCTTCAACTAGCTTAAAGCACTTGTCCTTGTCGAACCAAACACGCGGCAATAGACCACGTGTGGCGTTAATGCCATCCTGCACGTGCGCCATCTTGGCTATGGTTGGATTGATACCCAATGATCGCAACACCTCAACACGGCTCTTGCCTGTGCCCAACTCACGCACCTTTGCATCATGCGGCAATATGTGGTCACTGTAAAGGTAAGGCCGGTCTGATAGTTCATGCACAATATCTGCCAGGCC